CTATTTTGCTATGATGTATGCTTGGATACCGGAAGGTAGTATAAGGGAGGGAAGGTTTAAATATGTACCGAAAGAACATAATGCTGTAATATTTTACATGCTTGATTGCGACTATCTGTTTGTACTTGGAAAAGGCAGGCAGATATTCGCAACAACATCAATGGCTATTTACATTAATAAAAAACTTATCACTCAGGAAAACTTCTATATGAAGTTTATAACTGAAAATGACGATACAGGTAAGGAAATTCTTAATGACAAAATTAAGCCACCATTCAGGTCGCTTCCTCTTTACTTAAAACCTATTGTTGATAGAGATTATCAAAAAGGTTTCAGACTTGGCAAACCAAAATTTAAGGGAGACGAAGCAATACCAAATAGTAGGGTTGAGGTCGTAGCTCCATCACCAACAGCAATTAACGCAGGGTCTCCACAGATAGTTTTTATTGATGAAGCATGTAGTACCCCGGACTTAATTAAAATAGTTTTAGAGCAGAGACCTACATTGTTTTTGGACTTAAACCAAGACGGTAATCTGATTTTGAAGAGGAAAATCATCCTTTGGTCCACAGGCACAACCTCAACAAAAGGTAAAATGGCTTTTTATTCATTGTTTAGCGATACAGTGAGATTATGGAATGAAAAGAAATTTAAGTCAGCACTATTTATACCCTTATTCTTTTCATGGCATTGCCGTTGCGATGAGAACTTTTACAACGATACTAAAATGTCTTACTATAATGGCGAGGCAAAAGACGTTGAGGGTTTTTCAGAAGAAGAAAGAAAGCAGATGTTTCACATGCACTTTCCGAGTACATGGACTGATATGTTTGCTGTGGCTACAAATAAACTTGTGTCTTCTGAAATCATTGCCGGTAATATGTCAAGGATTAGGAATTTACCTGCATCAGACAAGCCTATTTATGGAAGATTTGAGCCTATTTATGACTACACCAAACCGTTACCCGATGAATACGGAATACCATACAGGATATTAGGCAGTAACTTTATACCTCATGATGATACCACTGAAGATACAAGCGGTGTTAGTTGTCAGATGTTTTTAAGACCCGAACAATGGCAATACAGGTATTTTCAAGGAACTGACCCTATTCAAGCAGACAAAGGGCAGTCATTATTCGCATCTGTTATCTTGGATAAATACCTAAAAACATCTTCATGTATATTAAATTACCGACCACAAGGAGACCCGAAAGATGCGTTTTTGCAATCCGTATTAATGAGTATCTATTATGACTATAATCCTATTGGCGCAAAGAAAGGAGTACCTGAACTGATTGAAAGCAACGCAGGAGCAGTATATAAAAACTTCAAGGACTTAATAGGTTATGGAGACAACATCATATATAATAAAGAACTTCACGTTGATATGCAAGGTGGTGGTACTATGTGGGGTGTTGATACCAAGCTTAAAAGAAAAACATTCTTAGTATCACAGTTACAGGAATTAATATTGGCATTTGCGGAAAACATACATCACGAAATTGTTTTTAAACAGTTAGATACATACGCACCATCAGACAAGGGAAGTTATGAGCCGGTTGATAAAAGGCTTTACAAAGACGACGTTTTAGATGCATTATCATTTTCGTATGCAGCAAGCAAAACGACAGATAAGTTGCCGTTTAATTTAAAAGAAACAGAACAGAGGGAAAGAAAATGGGTTACAAAATACAAGCATAATGCAATAGGTGAATTAGTTTTATACAAAGTAAGAGAAGAAGTTAGACAAACAGCATAAATTATGATAAAATTATTAAGATTACTATTCGGTAAAAAAGAAATAAAGAAAGAAAAGGTATTGATAAATGAAAAAGATTTTGTTTCTTTAAATCCACAAAACGACTATAAAAGATTTGATTATATCCTAACCTATGAAGAAGGAATAATTGAATTTAATAAATTGCAAATTGGAAAAGAATATGAATTATTAAATCTTGTTACTAAAGAATGGAAAAAACAGAAATATATGCCACCTAATGAACAAGAAACATTTGAAAAAATGATGCATGGAATTAGATACGGTTGGATTAAACCTTAATAATATGAGCAGTAAATCAAATACAGTAAATAGAACATTTAGTCCTGTGCTTAACGGTAAAGGAATAAAGCCAGATGAATATTTGGAAAAGTACCCTGAGTTGTCAGAGCGTTCAGACACAAGGCATTTGAGAGGTATTGAGTTAATATGGTGTTGGTATTATGGTTGCAAAGAAAGTCCGTATGAAAAACTTAATCATAATGAAAAGTGTGCAGCAGTTACGGAATTGGTGTTTATAGGAACTGACAAACAAGACCCTATCAATACGAGTTTTTACGAAGACGGGAAAATAGCACTTTTAAAAGACGGAACTATATCAGACCATAGTTGGTATAAGGTGATTGAGTTTTTCAAAAGTGTTAATACTGAGATGCGTTTTGATGCTAAGTCCATGGTTGAGAAAGTCTATAATGACTATAAGGATATAGTAGATGGTGGAATAGAGGGTTTTAAAAACGATGATGGAGATATTGACTATG